CCAGCGCCACCAAAAGTTGTGATATTCGACATTGTATTGTACCTTTTCTGTTACTGGATTTTAGACATAGCTTTGGTAAGCGTTTGCCCGATTTGCAAAACCGCTGGCCGGGGATCATTTTCCGGCGCAAGGGTAGAGCCTGTGGAGACAGCGACAACTAAGTCCGCTGGCAATTCTATTTTGGCTTTCTTCAAAACCTTTTCCGCTTGGGCTGGCGACAGCGGCTTGGGGTCGCCCCATGCTTCTACACCAACACCTGTCAGGAAGGCTACAGCCTTATCCTCATTTGTCCACTGTCTTGTGGCGCGTTTGTTGACCAGCTTCCAGCCGGGGACTTTACGGCCTTCTTCCAGAAGCCCGTGCGCCATCTGCTGCACGTCTTTAAGGAACGCCTCAATCAGCGGCGCCTGTTCCAGATAGTGTGCAATCTGGTCAATCGGCAGCGCGTCCATCTTGGCTTTCAGCGCGCGGTCTACAGCGCCTGTCATCACAGGGCAGATGGGCTTGGCGGCGCACCACTTGCAATGGTCGCCTGACGCCAACGGCGCATCGGGACGCATCGCAATCTTGACGGCAGCGGCAAGTTCTTTCTCGAACGCGTCAACGCGGGCAAGGTTTGTCACCCAACGCTTGACGTAAGGAGGCTGTACAATAATCAGTTCGACTTCTTTTGCGCCTTCAAAAGCCCAAGCCGTATCCGCCGTGCGTTTAGCCGCCGCAGCGTAGAAGAGTAGCTGGCTGTTTTCCTCGACTTCGACAGCCACGCCATCGCCAAACTTCCAATCCAAAACGACCGCTCGATCACCAAGGCGACCAAGAAGATCGGTAGAACCAAAAACGTCAGGCAGAAAATCACCAAAACCAACCCTGCTTTCAACCGCATATTCCATCTCCCCCTTGGGGTCTATCTCGTCCAGCGCACGCAGCGCAGGTATCAGCTTGTCATCGACCAGTGCTTCAGTCAGCACGGTCTTCTCATATGTCGTGCCAACCATGCTGTACGGGTCAAGGTCGCGCTCTAAGATAGATGCTATAGTGTCATGCAGGAGCGTGCCTTCGTCGGCGTAGCTGCTGCTTGGCTTGGGTGGAACGCTGTCCACCAGCGCGACGCTGCCGGGGCAGGCGATGACGCGTTTGGCGGTCGAGCCGCCGACTATCTTACTGTGCTGCATATCGTACCTCACTCTACTGTTTGAACCGCCATAATACATACAACAAAATTTGATGCAAGCCTTGAAATGCAAAAAATTTTGTAGTAGCCCCCTCGCATGACTGAGAAAGAGATAGAGCGGTATTTCTGTAAACGTGTGCGGGCGGCGGGCGGCTACGCCTATAAGTTCCGCAGCATCACGCAGATCGGCGTCGCCGACCGCATCGCTTGTATGCCCAACGGTGAGGCATGGTTCGTGGAACTGAAGCAGCCTAACGGTAGGTTGTCTGCGTTGCAGCGTATCTTTTCTGATGAGATGACGCACACCAAGCAGCACTACGCCTGCCTGTGGTCTAAAGAGGATGTGGACGAATGGCTCAAACGCTTCAGCTAAGGCCGTACCAGCAGCAGGCGGCGACGTTCCTGTATGAACGCGACCGCGCCATGATCCTTGCGCCTGTCGGCGCGGGCAAGACGGCCATTACCTTGACGGCGATGGACGAGATGTTGCGCGACGGCCATGTCAAACGCTGGCTGGTCGTAGCGCCGAAGCGCGTCTGCACGGACGTGTGGCCTGTCGAAGCACCGAAGTGGTCTGGCGTCGCTCCTGCGCTGGCTGTCGGCACGCCAGCGCAAAGGGTGGATGCGTTGCGGAGCGACGCCAGTGTCGTCGTCATTAACTACGACAACTTAGATAAGCTAGAGGATTTATCGGGCTTTGACGGAATTGTGTTCGACGAACTGACGCGGCTGAAGAACCCCAGCGGCAAACGCTTCAAGGCGCTGGACAAGCTGCTGGCTAACGTCAAGGTGCGCTGGGGTCTGACAGGTTCGTTCACGTCGAACGGCCTTGAGGATGTCTTCGGCCAGTGCAAGATCATTGACCAGACGCTGCTAGGCCGTGCCAAGGGTGCGTTCATGCAGCAGTATTTCATCTGCACCAACCGCGACTTCGGCCAGTGGGTTCCCGCAGCCGGCGCGCTGGAGCAAGTCATGCAGCGCATCCGCCCTGCGACGTTCGTGCTGGAGCCGGGCGAGTATAAGGACAAGCTGCCGCCGTGCCACGTCACAGAAGTGCGCGTCGCGCTGGACGACCGCAAGCCATACGAAAAGATGAAGCGCGAATATGTCGTGCGCTTTGGCGACGACCAGATCGTAGCGCAGAACGCTGCGTCGGTGACAACCAAGCTGCAACAGATGGCGTCAGGCTTTGTCTACAACCGCGCCGCTGGCACGCCGTCCATCTGGTTCAGCAGCCACAAGTTTGATCGGCTGGAAGAACTGCTGGCGGAGAACCAGCGGGCGAACACCATCGTCGCTTACACTTATCAGGAAGAGTTGGCCGAACTGAAGCGCCGCTTCCCGCACGCAAAGACAATGGACGACGACAACGTCATCGAACACTGGAACGCAGGACAGGTCGAGTTGCTGTTGGCGCACCCTAAGTCGGCAGGCCACGGCCTGAACCTACAGCATGGCGGATGCCACATGGTGTTCTTGTCGCTGCCTTGGTCGCTGGAACTGTACGAGCAGACTGTCGGACGCCTGCACCGCAGCGGCCAGACAAAGGACGTGTGGGTCTATGTGATGCTGACCGAAAAGAGTATTGACGAACGTATATGGGCGGCGCTGCACGACAAGCGTGCGGTGTCCGACATAGCCTTAGAGGAATTGAAAAATGAGTAAGTTAAACTGGCGGTCGATGATCGCGGTGCTGTCCGACCTTACGGAAGAGCAGCTAAAGGACGCGCTGGACGCTGAACTGAAGACGCACAAGCGCCCTGCCATCGCGCGGCGGTTGCATCAGCGTTACTCTGCGATGCGGACGGCGCGGGAGCGCGTCGAACTAATGAAGGGACTGAAGAAATGATAGACGACAAGAGCGATGCTGGGTCATGGGCAGAGGCCATGCAGTTTAAGTCGGCTATTGAGCCTGACCATTACAAGGCTGGCGGGATAGAAGCTATCGACTACATTCAAGCCAAGCTATCGCCAGAAGAGTTCGCCGGTTACTGCCGCGGTAACGCCCTGAAATATGTCAGCCGTGCCGGACGCAAGGACGCGGTCGGTCAAGAGGTACGCAAGGCTATTTGGTATCTGGAGCGGTGGCGGGACAGTCTTGTTCGCACAGACAAATAAAGCGACTGTTGTGTGCTTCGACTTCGGCTACCGTTTCAGGTGTGTCTTGCGTAGCGTCGTAGGTAATGGGTTTGGCGATAGCGCAGTAGCTATTTACGGGAACGGTCGAAACGGTCGCGCAGCCGCTCGTCACGCTCAGGATCAGGAATAGCAACGGCAGCTTCACCCAGTTCGATTTGCCTGTTAATTGCATCGTTCGCTTCCTTGATGGCTTCTTGACGCCCTTGCTGTTTCCAACGGCGTTCTGCCCAAGCACCCAACAGCTTGTCTAGAACACCCAGCAAGAGCGTCAGGAACTTCATTATTCTGCGGGCTTAGCTACAGATTTTTTGCTTACAACAGACCACACAGCAACGCCGATGGTCGCTATAGCCCCAGCCAATGCTTCAGCCGTTGCACCGTCGATGAGACCTTTTCCTGCCAGATAGCCAAAGCCAGCCGCAGCAACTGTACGAACGATCCCAAATAATTGATCCTTATTCATGTCATTTTCCTTTCGGATAGGACTTCCAAGGCAGTTCCCAATGCGGGCCATCCTTGAACGTCCGCCAATCGCCGCCCCACTGGAGCGGCACTTTTTCAGCCGCCGCAGCGGCCTTCACAATCTTGGCTAGCCGATGATAGAGCGGCCAGTCCCAAGATACTTTACCGTCGATCAGCGGTGCTAAATCGACAGCGTGTCCTGTAATGTGACGTGAGTTCATCGTCTTCGACGCGCCCTGCTTGACCAACTGCGTCTGGCGCGCGACGGTACGCAAGCCTTCTAGCACCGTGAAGTCAAGGTCCGACAGCGCCGCGGCCTTCTTGACGACGCGGACAAGGTCTGGATGCACGCCCTCAAGCCGCGACAGTGACCGCGCGCCGAGGATGATACTCATTTCACGCCTAGCAACGCCAGCAATATGCCGACCAGCAATACGATGATTGTACCGGCGGCGCCCATGCCGACGCTCTCCAGACGCTTCAGGCGCGCGCAGATACTGTCGTACCTGAACGCGCAGACCTGTTCGTGCGTGTTGAGTTGTGCTTGGGTCTGGTCGATAGAAGTCATAGGTTAGCGTCTCATACTGTTGCGTGATACTCTGCCGTATATAGGCACGGCGTAGCCTTCTGAAAAATCAATATCTATCAGCGGTTCGCCGGACTCAGGGTCTATGTCAGGGAAGTTATATTGCGCCCCAAGGGTAGATGGCGCACCAAACTGTTGTGCCATGACATTGCGCGCCGTCGGGCTTAACCGCTGCTGCACTTGTTCCGACATACGCACGGCTGTTGGAAGCTGGTTCATAGCCGCCATCATGTTTGGCCCGCTTTCGTAGGCCTTTGCAATTTCTTTCTGTACTGCGGGCGTCACGAACGCGCTTGTTGCGCCCTGCGTGCCTGTACCTAGAAACGCTAATGGCGGGTATTTAGCGCGTATAATAGACATAGCCGCCCTAGATAGCTTTCCGGGTTCCTGTGCGCTTAAGATATTTTGCGCGCGCGCTTGACCGCTCGACGCTAACTTGTCCATCTTACTGAGCGTTTCTAGTTCTTTCGCCGACGATTTCAGTGCCAAGTACCGCGCAGGATCGGCCAGCGCCAATCCGCTGATGTCAAACTGGTTGGTACCTTTACCATACACATCTTCGACAACTTTTGGGCGCCTGCGGTTCATTAGTTTAATAAACTCGTCGGGGCTTTCTTCGGCTAGTTGCGCGCCGCGCGCGGCCAACTCTTGTATGTTGACGTTCTGCATACCGCGCTGATGCTGAACCAAATAGTCTTTAAACGCTGGCCCTAACGCTTCATCAACCGCGTTTTTAAAACCCATAACTAGCCCTGCCGCGCGCTTTTTTGACCCTGTAGATGGTTGCGCTGACGACGCGACATATTTTTCAACGATGTCGCTGGCTTCTTTGCGAAGCGTGTACAAATCATAAGGATCAAGCATACCGTTTTGATCGGTAGCGCCTTCAATTTGGTTGGCTAATTTAAGCAACGCACGGCGCGCGGAACTAGTACGGACCCCTTTAGCTTCCGCTTGCTGCCGTAAGGTATTGACTAACGGCGCGGCCAACATTGGCTTACGGCTTAGCGCGGCTTCGCGCGCAGGGGTCGTAGTTTCATTTACTGCGCGGCGTTCAACATCAGCAGCGGCCCTCTGCGCGGTAGGGTCGGCGCCGCCTGAAACGCCCGCCAGACGGGCATTGCGCGCCGCCTCTTGCTGCTCCAATATAATGCGAGTAGCGTCAGGGTCCATTTGGTTACTGGCAATCTTGCCCAAACCAAAAAACGGGCTAGGCTCTACGCCCGCTTCAATCAAGACTTGTTGCGCTAACCGCTGGTCGCCGGGCGATAGCTGGGCAAAGGCAGCCTTCGCCGCGTCAACATCTTTACCAAGCGCCTCGCGGATAATCTTTCCCGCTTGAACTTTGGACATCCGAAAAATATCGACAGCGCCGCCGCCAAGTTTCTTCAATATCGTACCAACGATAGGTAACCCAGCGCCGTAAAGACCGCCTTCAACCGGGTCTTGCCCCATCAAAGCTGCGGTACTTGCACCGGAAGCGCCGCCGCCCGCAACCTTCAGCGCGATAGTTTCAGGGATAGACGCACCCTTTACACCAATGCCGCCAGACGCAGTAGACTTTAAAACCTTTGATACAACGTCGCCGACTACAGGTATTTTTGGTGCCAAGGGAGCGAGTACGTTGGCTGTGCGTGTGACCGCAGCGCCGGGCGCTATTGTCCGCCCAAGTTCGCGGGCAAGCGGGCGCGGCTTTGTTACCAAATTGCGCGATAAATAATCAGTAGCAGCGCGGCGTTGGCCCTGCGCTTGCTTTACAGCTTCCTTACCGAAAATCATGCCTGATATGGGATCGGTAACCATAGCCGCGAGATTGTACGCGCCTTCAGGGACGCCCAGTATAATTTCGTTAATGTTGTCCAGCAACGCATTGACCGCGCCGACACCTGAACCGCGTGTGCGCGGTGGGGCAACGCGCTGTTTAGCTGGCTTGGCTGTACGCGTGCGCTTAATCTCCGCCGCGATTTCGCGTGCCGCCGCTTCATCGCCAGCAGCATCTGCCTTCATCAAAGCAGCTTCTAATTGCGCGACAGTAGCCATAATTTATAGTCCGTATTTTGCGCGGGTTTCCGCTGAAAGCCTGCTTGTGGGTGTCTTCGAGCGCGCTGGCGGCTTAGGTAAGTCTTTA